AAAAATAATGGTCAGAAGCGAAGAAGTAGGTGGGTCGACAACAGTATCTTGTTATGCTTTATCGAATAGTTATGAATTTGGCACGTTGACCACACCGCATACTGGCAGAATCGCGACAAATACTCAAGCGATGGGAAGCGACGACACATCGTACACCTTTCCGTTTGGGAATGGAACAGCAGACTTTACAGCAGGTCAAAGTTTGTCATTTGCAATACTCCCTCAGAATGACTTGAATGACACGTGGTTTACTGTTGTATTAAAATTAGATCCATCAACATAAACATAATATTAGGAGTATAAAATGTCTTTAACAAAAGAAATAGTAATTGATAAATATGAAATTATAGGGGAGTATAAACAAATACAATTAAGGGAAGCGATTGTTATTAAAGAAGATGGATCAGAAATATCAAGAACATTTCATCGCCGCCTTATACAACCAAACATGGACATATCAAGTGAATCATCAGAGATTCAAGCAATAACGTCTGCTATATGGACCCAGGATATTAAAGATGCTTGGGGTGTGGCGATGCAAGGGACGATGGTGAGAATCTTACATACATGGAAGTCGAAATATTAATCGCGTGTGATTCCTGTGAATGCGAAGTTAGTCAGAACAGGCAAAATCATCATGGTGCATGGTATCATGAAAACAATACAGAAGTGGAATAGTAACTATTTTAATTAAAAAGGGTTATAATGAAAAAATGGTTATATGATGTAGAAAGAAAGTGCCCTGTTTTTGATAAGTCACATTTCGATTTTATAAGGGAGTTATGTTATTATGATTAAATGGATTAAAAATTTGTATTTGAGGTTAAAATTACATATCAAATTTAAAAGAAAAATTAAAGAATTAAAAAAACGAGACCCGTTTATATATAAATGAAAATATTAGGAATAAATGCATTAAATCATGATGCAGCGGTTACACTTATACAAGACGGTGAGATTTTGTTTGCCGGTCACAGTGAAAGATATAGTGGAATCAAGAATGATTCAGATTTGAATAGCACATTATTTGCCGATTGTTATAGACTTGGTGGTAAACCAGACAAGGTAGTATATTTTGAAAGACCATACTTAAAAAAGTTAAGACAACTAAGAGCAGGTCAATATGGAGAGGTTTTATCTCGTAAAAATTTACCTTCTTATTATCTACGAGATTACGTTGGTAATGTAGAAATAGAATATGTTCAACATCACCAATCTCACGCTGCGGCGGGATACTACACAAGTCCATATGAAGAATCAGCTATCGTAGTTATAGATGCAATAGGTGAGTTTGAGACGTGTAGTATTTGGTATGCGTGGGGAAGTCATTTTGAGAAGCGATATACACTAAAATATCCAAACTCACTTGGTCTTTGGTATAGTGCAATGACACAACGACTTGGATTAAAACCACAAGAAGATGAATACATCTTAATGGGAATGGCAGGTTGGGGAACACAAGACCACAAACTAAAGAATAGTATTCGTGAAGATTTCTTTAATGACTCCGATAAACCGATTGATTTAAAGAACAATTTACATAGAGGTTGTTTAGATTGGAATCCAGAATACTACCCAGATGATGATAGTGATGATTGGAAGTTTAATATAGCAGCAAATGTCCAATGGATATGCGAAGAAGAAATCCGTAAGGTATTCAGTCTCACTCAAAAACTTGTTCCTGAAACTAATAATTGTGTTTATATGGGGGGAGTTGCACTGAATTGTGTAGCTAACTCTATTATAGCCCGTGATTACTATCCTGACTTATGGATATTACCAAATCCTGGTGATGCTGGTTCATCACTCGGTTCTGCGGCATATGTTTATGGAAAACATATAAATTGGGAGACTCCATTCACAGGACATAACATAGATGGAAAATATCCAGTTAAAAAAGTATTAAATGAACTACTTAAAGGAAACATAGTAGGGGTGGCAAATGGACGAGCTGAGTTTGGTCCACGAGCACTTGGAAATAGAAGTTTATTAGCAGACCCAAGAGGTGATGATATAAAAGATAAAGTAAATGTTATAAAGCATCGACAAAAATTTAGACCATTCGCCCCATCAGTATTGGAAGAACATGCTCATGAAATTTTTGATATGCCAGTTCGTAAATCCCAATTTATGCAATTCACTGCAAAGTGTAAGTGGCCAGATAAGTATCCGGCAATATGTCACGTGGATAATACTTCCAGAGTTCAAACAGTCAGTAAAGAAGATAATCCAGGTTATTATAAACTTATTAAAGAGTTTTATGAGAAAACAGGTTGTCCTATGGTTTTAAACACAAGTCTAAACATAAAAGGGCATCCAATAGTAAATACTAAACAGGACGGCTTCCAGTTTTCTAAAAAATACGATGTCAAAGTATTCTAAATAATATCTAACTTTTCCATTCTCTTATATTTATAGTTGATGGATAATATATTTTTTATGAATAAGGACAAGGACAATGATTAAATTAAAAGATCTTATACAATTAAACGAGGGAGTAAATGATCCAGGCATATTCAAAGCGGTATTCCTTGCCGGTGGTCCAGGTTGCTTCGATGAAAATACATTAATAAAAACTGAAACTGGATATACTAAAATATCTGAAGTAATTAAAGGTGAAAGAGTTTGGACATTGAACACAAAAGGTAAATCAGAAATTTCAGAAGTAGTTGAACTTTTTAAGTACGATGCTGATACTGAAATGGTAAATATAGAATTGGAAACTGGTGAAACTGTTGTTTGTACATTAGATCATGAAATAAGACTATCGAATGGTAACTGGATTATGGCAAAGGATTTGAAAGATGGTGATGACGTATTATGTTATTAGCAACTGATTTAATTTATACTAAAACAGGAAACCCACATACAGGTCAAAGTATATCATATAAATGTGATAGGTGTAATTTTAAATTTAATAATAGACGTTACTGTAGCTATGTTAATTCACGTAAAAAATGGGATGGTGATTATTGTCATATATCAATGGTAAATATAAAATCACTATTAAAAAATAAAGAAATATTTTGGTCAGAAAAACAAAATATTAGATTTATTAAAAATCACGGAGAATATGGTGAAAATTAAATCAATTAAGCTAATAAAATATGATAAAAAATATGTATATGATTTACGAATAAATAATAATCATAATTATTATGTGGGAAAATCAGAAGTTAATGTCCACAATTCAGGCAAAACCTACGTTGCATCTCAATTATTCGGAATACCCAAAAAAGTTAGCGTATCCTATACCGGATTAAAAATGGTTAATCAAGATACTGAATTAGAAAAATTTATGAAAAAATATTTTGGAACTGTCGACATTGACAATATGCCAGAAGAGTTATTCAAACAACTTACTGACCCAGAATACGATGATTACAGTGGTATGAGAACTCGTACAAAAGCATTAAGTAAACAACGACTAAAAAATTATACAGAAGGTAGATTGGGTGTTATTATTGATGGTACGGGTCATAAATTTAAAGATGTAAAGAATGAACGACAAGATTTAATGAAATTGGGATATGATACATTCATGGTATTTGTAAATACTTCATTGGAAATTGCACAACAGCGAAATGAAGAAAGACCACGAAGATTACCAGCTCATGTTGTTGAAAAATATTGGCATTCAGTTCAAAAGAATATGGCTTATTTCCAGGGGTTATTTGGAAATGCCAATTTCCTATTAGTTGACAATAATAAACATTTAAGTACAAAACAAGCAACAAGTAAATTTAATATGTTGGTCGGTAAAGGTATTGGTAAATTTATAAAGGCACCTATTAAGAATAGACAAGCTAAAAAGTGGATTGAAAAACAAAAAATGTTGAAGAAGAGATAGTGGCAGGTAAAGGTGATTGCTACGAAGCTAACGGTAGATTTGTTAGTAAAGGACACGATAAAGATTTAGTATTGTGTCATGGTCTTGCGATACTATCCACTAATGGCAAACCATTCGGTCATTGTTGGATTGAGAAAGGTGGGATGGTATTAGATTTCAGTAATAATAGAAAAATAATACTTAATAAAAAGAAATACTATGAGTTAGGTGGAATACCAGCGAATGGTAAAAAGATTCACAAATATTCAGTTGAAGAAACAATGATAAATATGTTAAAACACGAACATTGGGGACCGTGGGATTATAACCCACCGAGATAAATTATGATTAAATTAAAAGATTTATTATATGAAGTAATATCTTGGGAAGACTCTCAACTAAATATGATGGATTCTACTATGATTCCATTATCAAAAAAAGTGGTAGATGTAATTGTAGGTGATGTAGATATTCCAACATTTCATGTAACGGATTTTAAAGGATTGGTAAATCTAAAAAAACTTCAAGGTACATCAAAGGCACTTTCAACATTTACTACAACTTCTCAAAGTAATATAGGAAATCTAAGTGGAATTAGAACCGATGGTGGGTTTCTTGTCCATATGATAGGTAAATTGAAAATAGCTTCTTCCGATGATATAATGTCTCGACCAGATGAAACTGGAATGAGGTGGGTATCAACTGAACCACAATTTTCATCGTCATTGACTTATTTATTAAATAAAGCATCAGATAGTAAAATAGGTGATAAAATAAAAGGAAAGATGACTTTTATTTTTGATGACATTATACGCAAGTTAAAGTTAAAATATAAAAGAAATGTACACGGCCTGTTTAGTCACTTAGAAGATAAAGATGGAAATACGTTAGATAAAAGGGGAGTGAAAAAAGTATTCAATTTATATGAGAAGGGTGTTGTCAAAGTAATAAAGACACATCAAAAACAATTAAATAAACATTTCGGAGAACCACACCCATTTACAGGTGATTGGTGGTGGAACGAATTAGTGGTTGACAAAATTATGGTAGTGGATGTATTGGGGTATATAGAAGATATGTATTACTATGACGACGAAGTATTTGAAGATGACTATAATTCAACTGAAGGTAAACAAAAAAGAAAAGAAATAGAAAAAGCTAAAAAGATGTTTGGCAATAAAATAGAAATAACAAATGAACCCAAAGACATCAACAAATGGATTTCAGATAGAGGTGGTGACGCCTACTTTTAATAGGAATAAATTATGATTAAACTCAAAGACCTACTCAATGAAATAAAGATAAAAGTATTAGACGGACACCTTACCGCTACCGACAAGCGAGCCATTAAACATATGATAGAAAAACAAATATGGAAAGGTAGAGTCGGTAAAAGTGATTGGTTCATTAAAGAATTGGGAAATGGTAAATATGATATTACACAGAAAGTTAAAGATAAGGGTTTGGTCCCTGTAGCCGGAACTAAATTCAGAATTTCAACGTATATATCAAAAATTTTAGTTAAAGAAAATACATTAAATGAATCAATGTATATTGCCCCCTTAACTGTATATTGGATTGAGTTAAATGGTATTAGTAAAATAGTCATATTACAAATTGAAGATAATGAAGTTAAATTTTGGCATGAAAAGACTTCCAAGATAATGACGATGAAATTAAATAAAGCCTCTAAATTAATAGAAAGGGGAAGTAGAAAATGGGCCGAAAGTGGTGGTGGAATAGCATACCCAAAAATAGTCAAGTCATTGGAAAAGAATTTTGCAGGTAAAAAGGGATTATCCACACATAATGGAGCCCAAAAACGAAATAAGGGCATTATGAACATTGTAAATTCATTGGAGAAATGAAGTGAAAATATCTAAAACACAATTAAAAGAAATGATTCGGGAAGAGCTCTTGAATGAGAATGATTATTATCATCCACATGATGACGATGAGTATTTGGCTATTGGAAATAAAGCTGAAGATTTTGGTAAGGAATTAAAAAAGTTCGCTAAATCCAAATCAAAAGAATATTCGAGTGCTTCAAATAAATTGATTAAAAGTGCATTAAGTGAATATGACGCTTTTACCAAAATTATGCTTGACAAATTATATCACGAATTATTAAAGGGGTAAATAAGGAGAAGTAAAGTGAATGGTGATGCAAAATTAGGGCACCTATTATTAGATGCGGATATCATTACAAAACGGCAATTGGCAAAAGTACGTACATATTGTAAGAACTGAAACTAAACATAGCTTTTTATTATTAGGAGATAAATTATGATCAAACTAAAATATTTATTGACAGAAAACTTAGATACTGAAATAGAAATGTTAAAAAAGTATATGAAAGCTGGCGGTGAAAGAACTACTAAAATAGATTCTACTATTAAATCTTTGTATTCAAAAAAATCTAAATACTCAAAAGAATTAAACCCGATTAGTGGTGAAGTGTATAGAGGAACGGCTATATCTAAAAAAGATTTAAAAAAACTAAAAATAGCTAAACGAGATGACAAATGGTTGTTTTTAAAAATGAAGTATAGGTCAAGACGACCAGTACAATCATTTACATATAATTTTGATTTAGCTCAAAAGTTTGCTAAATATAATGCTAAGCCCGATTATCCAGAATCAATTATTATTACTAAAATAGATAATAATTTTGTTGGTAATTATAAGTGGTTAGGTAAGATTGGAAAAGAAGTTGGATTAAAAAGAAATGAACAAGAAGTATTTCACGTTGGAAACACAATGAATGTGTTAGTTAAAGTCAATGCATTAGCCGTATACGGATTATTCTGGGAAAAAGAATTAGAGTTGATGGGTATAAAATGATTAAACTAATAGATTTACTAAACGAAAAAGTAGACATTACTATTGACAAGGCACAAGAAATGAGAAAGGCTGGATATTGGATAGTGGTAAGTAGCAACCTTAAAAAAGTAATTGCAGTAGATAAAGATGAAAAGAAGATGGATGATGTTTATAAACAAAACAGTAGAAAACAAAGAATATTTGGGCCATTGAAAACAATTAAAATATCACCAGAACAACAACGTGAGTATGAAAGATTGCAGAAGTTGATGTGGAAAAACAGTAGGTTTGGAGGATAGTAGAATGAAAATAACTAAAACACAATTAAAAGAAATGATTCGGGAAGAGTTAAATGAGGGGTGGGATGACCCAACGAGGAAAAAGGAATTATTAAAACATTTACTGGTTTATGAAAAGATGTTGGGTAAGGCTATCAAAGAGGTAAAATCTTCAATAAAAGGAAAGGAAAATTTGGATTCTTGGCTTGAACTTTTATCCCAGGTCAGTTTTGGTATAGGTACACTTGCAGACAAAGTGGCACAAGAACCAATGAAATTTGAGTGATACACTTTAATGGAGAAATAAAATGAAAATAACTAAAACACAACTAAGAGAACTCATCAGAGAAGAACTTTTGAATGAATATGCAGGTGCTGGAAATAAAATGGCTATAGTAAAAACACTTAAATCTTCAATAGAAACATTTAAGAAATACTCAATGATTTTACATCTTAAAAATGATAAATTAGCAAAGGCATTTAATTATGAGGTTGGAACGCTTACTTATGTTTTAAAATCTATTAAAACTTGGGATATAAAATAATAGCACAATTTCACATAGACAAACCGAGAGAAATCGGAAAACAAAAAGTTAAAATATCTAAACGGGAGATGATGATGGCAAAAGATGAATTACAAGAACGAGTATTACGAAAAAAGATTAGAGAGATTATTAGTGAAAGTGGAAGGGAAGAACTAACTAAAAAATTTAGAATATATGCTAAAACAGTTCTTGGTCATGCTAATAAAATATTTAATACGGCCAACAGGACAAATAAAGATTTTGTTAAACCAAATTGGAAACATAATTATCAGAGTGTAGTTGCATTAGAAACTATTCTTAAAAGTATGAAGAAAATAGCAGATAAACGTTGGAAGCTAGATAAGTAATGTTTAGTGATTTCATAGTAGCAAAATTTGATTTTTTATTATTGAGTGCGGTGGTGTTTGTAATACTATATTATGTGATGGAATTAGGTAGTGATAAAACTTAAAGATTTATTAATAGAAAAAAAACTCCGAGTATTTGATTTTGATGATACACTAGTAAAATCTAATTCTAAAGTTTATTTAATGCGTAATGGAAAGAAAATAACAATGACACCAGGACTATACGCAGTATATAAACCAGAACCAGGTGATGAAATAGATTTTTCAGAATTTGATAAAGTAATAGACCCTAAAAAAATAAAAAGTATGTTTAAGGTATTTAAGAGAATACATAGTGCAGTTGGAAATCGTCGTCTAACTATACTTACAGCCAGATCAAAATATAAACCAGTCAGACAATTTTTTAAGGATAGTGGCCACGGAGATGTATTTGTAGTAGCACTTGCAGATGCAAATCCACAAAAGAAAGCGGATTGGGTAGAAGGCCAAATCAAAAAAGGATACGATGATATAGCATTTTTCGATGATTCCAATAAAAATGTAAATGCAGTAAAGAAATTAAAACGGAAATATCCACATATAAAAATGAAGTCACAGTTGGTAAAATATGATTAAATTGTCATCACTACTTCCACTAACGGAGAGAATGAAAGTATTTGATAAAATGAAATGGAGTAAACAAGAGAAAATGAAAAAGTTTAGAGCATTTGGTAAATTACAGAAGTTTTCAAAGGACTTTGATAAAGGTGGACGAAGATGAGTAAATTAGCAACACAGTTAATACAAGAATTATTGGAAGATACTGGTGAAATAAAAAAAACCATAGCAGTATACTCCGGTAGATTCCAACCATATCATAAAGGACATCATCACGCATACGAATTCTTAGTTAAAAAATTCGGTAAGAAAAATGTATTTATAGGAACTTCAAATAAAACTGATGGTAAATCACCATTTGATTTTAAGGAAAAAGAAGCTATAATATCTAAAATGTTTAAAGTTCCAAAATCTAACATCATTCAAGTTAAAAATCCATATAATACTGTAGAGATAAAGTCTAAGTTTGATGAGAAAACTACTGCGTTGGTAGTTGGTCTCGGTGAAAAGGATGCTGGTAGATTAAGTGGAAAGTATTATAACCCATATACAGGTAAAGATATGGAAAGTTTTGAAACAAAAGGATATGTAATTACTGTCCCACAACTTCAAATGAAAATTGATGGAAAAACTATTAGTGGAACTGTTGTTAGAAATGCATTCAAAGGTGATAATCCAAAGGATGCATTTAAAACTCTATACGGTAAAGTTAATAAGTCCGTATATGGTATCTTTAAGACGAAATTTGGTATCACAGAGGGAGTTTTAACAGAAGGTATTAAACATATAGAGGATATGAAACCAAAGGATTTATTAAACTTCTTAAAACTGTGGAATGCCGACAATACAAAATTTGAAGTTAATGAAAAGGTAGATGGTCACTTTTTCCAATTTGGAATAAGGGGTGGAGGGTTTTATTCAGGATCAAAAACTAAAACTGTTAAACACGAAAAAGATTATCCTTCATTATATTTTTATGAAGATTTCGTAAAGTATCATAAATTATTAAAGAAAATTCCATATAAGAAAATAGTAGATAAATATGCAAAGAAATTTGGCATTGAAGGTAATACTAAAAACATATCTATTGAATGTGAGGCAATACCATCATGGGATTACAATATAGTATTATATGATCCAGAAAAAATTGGTGATGGTATAGTAGTATTATTTAAAATAATAGTTGATGGTGTAGAAACTCCAATAGCATTTCACGATGTATTTGCTAAAGAAGCAAATAAGAAAACTACCATTAAATTCTTTTCAAATCCAAAAGTAAATTTAAAACAAGTTCATTTTGAAGAAAGTTATGAAATTTTGTTAAGTAAGATGATTGAAAAATATGGAAATTTATTAAATACCCCAGCAAGAAAACCACACCATAAAAAAATCAAATATCAAATACAGAGAATAGCAAATTTGATTGGTAAAAAGATGAAAGGTAAAGTATTGAAAGTAGATTTTCAACGTGCATTTGGTGAAGAAGATGAAGGACTTGTATTATATGTTCCTGATGGAAATGTGGTCAAGATAGTAGATAAAAATCAGTTTACTGCTCGTAAAGAACGCAATTGGAAATACATGAATGATTTACAGAACGCAGAAAAAGAGTTGGTTAAACGCATTAAGGTAGACCCAACTGGACTTGAAGGTTATTTGGTTAAACTTGAAGCAAGTGTTAAATCAATAGCCGCTGAATTTAAAAGTGATGGTGATGAATTAGTAACCATTCCAAAGAAACGTGAAGATACACGAAAAAGTATAATATTGACAATTAATAGAATTAAGAATATGAAAAACTTATTAAAGAAAAATACTCCAGAAGTTGTATCTCAAATGTATTTAGACCGTAATGTAGATTAGGGAGAGAATTGATGATAACGGAAAATAGTGTAAGAAAATTAATACGAGAAGAAATAAAGAGACATTTTAAACGTTTATTACTTGAAGGTGGTAATGTTTTTAGTGATGTAAATTCAGTAGTCCCAAGTGAACATCTGGATGCTACAATCAAAAAATCTCTCGTAGATGCTGGTCTAAAAAAATTAAAATACACAATCATAGGAAACTATAAAAAACCATTTTTAGGGGATATTGATATTGCAGTAGATGTATCAGTCATGGCTAAAATTATGAAGTTTAACGGTGAAGCAACTGAATTTTGGGGAGAGTTAGATAAGTTTTTAGGTAGAACTAAAATTAAGGATCATAAAATTAATAAGGGATTAAAACAGGCTCACTTCATCACCCCACTTGTAGATAAAAGTGGTACTCAACTAAACGCTGTAGATAAAGATGGAAATGATTTAGGTGATCCTGGATATGTTCAGATTGATGTTATGATTGGTGATTTAGAATTCATGAAAAAAGCACTTTCTGCATCAGATTATAGAAGTAAATACAAAGCAGTATATCGTAATTTATTAATTGCAGATATTTTTTCTCAAACGATATTAAAAACAAAAGATCCTGACGTTAAGAGAAAATTTCAAATGAATTGGAAAAATGGTGTAGAGTTAGTTGATTTTACCACAAACGAAAAGGGAAAACGAGTTAAACTAAAAATAAGAAAAGTAATTGGGGATATGGATAAGTTAGCAAAATTTTTATTCGGATCAAAACGCACGTTTAAAGATATTGATTCATTTGAAAAATTATATAAGTTGATGAAGTCAAAGGACTTTTTATTTAAAAAGTTGAATAGGAAAATATTTGATGCATACAAAACTACACTAACAAGATATAAATTCCCAATTCCAAAGGAGTTATAAAAAATGGGCGGATGGGAAACAGTAAAAACCCAGAAAACTAAATTAACTCCAATGATAGTGAAGGCGTCAGTAAAAGAGTTTGAGAGGTTTGTTAAAAATTTTAATGTTTTTTTGAAAACGAGTGGACTACAACCACTTGGTAAATTAACTCCAGTTGGATCTACAAGTTACTATAAGCATGATTTGAAACATAAAGTTGATAAAATATATGGTGATATTGATATGTTGGTAGAAATACCAATTTCAGTTATAGACCAAAAAGATTTTAGAAAGAAGGAAAATGCAATAAGACGAAAATATCTTGAAACTTTTCTTACTTATGTAAAAACAAAGGCTCCAAAAAACGTAGAGATTACTGATACATTACACACCAAAGGAAATTCAGTAATTTTCAATTTGGGAGAGGAAGTTTATAGTCAAGTTGATTTGATATTGACATTCAAACCATATACAGACTGGATGAGTGGAAGATATAAGCCACAATATGGATTAAAGGGGTTTACTATTGGAAATTTATATAGTGCTCTTGGAAATACAGTAACAATGTCATTTGGAACAGAGGGGGTTTTGGGAAGATTCAAGAATAACATTTTAGTTACGTCAAGAAATAGAAAAGGAATAGAGTTTAAGTTAATTTCAACAGATATTGGTAAGTTTATGTATCACGCAACTCGTTTTTTAGTTAAACTAAACGACCCAAAAATAAATATTAAAGAAATAAAGATTGACCCACTACTTATTAAGTATAAGGGAATAGATACCGAAAATGTATCCATAAAAAGTTTCTGTATTGGAATTATAGGAATGGCAAAGACATTAGAACAAAATGGAGTTCTTGGTAAAGGTGGATTGAGTAATATGAAAAACTCAAAGGAATTCATAAAGAATGTTAGAAGTAATTACGCAAAACAAACAAAGAAACAATTATCGAATTCAAAATTTAAGAAAGCAGAAACGCCAGAGTCATTTGAAATGATAAAGCAAACACGAAAACATGCTTTAGAGGCAGTTAAAATAGTAAACAAACATTTGAGGTAACGGTTATGGGAGAACATCAAAGACACGTAGAGGCAAGAGAATCCATTTTACGAAATGAAACGCCAAATAAAAGAATAATGGTGGTCACGGAAGATAAAAAAGAAAAGAAAGCTCGTAAAAAAGAGATACAAGACGAAAGAGACAGAATAAATGGAAGAATGGAGGTATTACAAGAAGCAAAGATGCCATGGTTTTGTCCAAAGTGTGATAAAATAATGAAATTGAAACTTGATGATAAGATGTATAGATTATACAATCAATGTTTTGATTGTCAAGTAAAATTTGAGAATAAACTTCGGGTAGATGGAACATTTGAAGATTGGGAAAATCAAAAAGTGTTGAAAAATAAACTTTCATGGTTAAACGAACAAATAGAAAGTGTAGAAGATTGGAAAACACAGACCACACCCGAATTTTACAATCAAGTTGGAGTCCAGTCAGTAGAAATAGAGAAAGAGAAATGGACTCAAAGTGACGAGAAAGTAAAAGAAATGGCAGATGACGCACTCAAAGATTTACTCAAAATGAAAATAGAAGTTGAGGAAGAATTGTCTAATAGTTAAGTAAATTGATATTTATAAGTGATAAAGTATATCTTGGAGAAGATTATTGCATAAAAAGATTTTAAATGAGTTTAGTGGTGATAAAATAGGAGATTTTATAGTAGAAAATGATATAATTTCTATCATAAAAGAAGGTGCAGGTACCAGAAAAGCACCAGTAGATGACGGTCCAGGAACATTTTACAAATCATTGGATCAATATAAACAAGAAACCAAAGACTGGGTTAAGCAATTACAGAATGATTTAGGATATAAGGTAATTGGATATATTTTAAGTGACGGTGCAATGGATCCAGAAGAAGATTATACTATGGACTACAGAGAAGTTCCAGCAATTTCATACGGAGCTAAGAAAAAATATAAAAACAGATTACGTGATGTGATAGAAAATTTAGGTTGGAGTGTAATTAAATGGTTGGGAGTAGATGATAAGAATGTATTATTTGCTGGTCCACCTGTAGCATCTGGAATTGACGCTGAAGGTCGTATAGAAGATAACATACGTAATACATCAGACCCCGCAAAGAAATCACCAAAATTTAGTGGAGGTAGACCGCGACTTCATGTAGAGAATTTATCACCTGAATGGTGGAAGACTAACTTATTGGAAGATTGAATGAATAAATTTGAAACGAAAATGTTAAAACTTATAAATGAAGGGTCATCAGCTGGCGGACATGGTACAGGTTTAGGTGAAATTGGAGATGGATGGCCAGACGGTCTTTACACTAAACGTGGAGAGAGACGAGTAGTGGGACCTGCAAGTTTAACTCGTGGTATGACACAAATTGATTTTCCAGCATCGGACAATATTTACGGTGGTAACGGAAGTCTAAATAATTTAAAACGGGCAGAACGAGATAAAGCAATGGTATATCGTTATTTAAGTGGTCCAGAAGAATACGCATCAATAATGGCAAATGAATTACGAGACGACACTCCACCATTAGCACCAAAACAGAGAATGTATGGAATCCACGGATTTCATAGAAAACAAGAATATACAATTCCACCAGAAACCTCAAACTTCCATTCAACGTCGGAAACTTTGATTAAACCAACTACACCTCCAGAGGGAACTAAAAGTGGTGGAATCGATCCAACACCAGAACCGGGTTCTAAGGAAATGGGAAGTGCAAGTGGATATAGACAAGTTCAAAAAGGTGGTCAGTCTATATTTGCTAAAAATGAAAAATTATGGGGAAAATGGGTAGACCATAGAATAGGTGGTAGAGTAGATAGTAGAGAATGGAAAGGAAATAAATTAGTTGATTTATTACCAAAGGGGAAAAAATAATGGCAATTACAATAGATGTTTCCGTGGGAGATGTGATCAAAACGGGGAAGTTCAAAAATCTCATGATAAGCTGGAGAAATTAAAATGATTATTTATCGAGCACACAATGAAATAAATGATAAATCTTATATTGGTCAGACGATTAAGACATTGGAAGATAGAAAAAAAGGTCATTGCCAGAGCGCATTTAATGGAAATTCAAATTTTTATTTTCATAATGCACTTCGTAAATATGGCATAGAAAATTTTAAGTGGGGTATTATATGTGAGTGTAATTCTATGGATGAGTTAAATAAAATGGAATCATATTATATTAAAGAATATAATACTTTTATGGATGAGGGAACCGGATATAATATGACTACTGGTGGATTTAATCATATTTTTTCGGAAGAATCAAATAAGAAAAAAGGCAAATCATTAAAAGGAAGAATTCGTTCTAAAGAACATTCTATGAATATTAGTAAAGGCTTGCTGGGTAGAAATTTATCTGATGAACATCGTAAAAATATTAGTAAGACAATGTTTGGAGTAACTAAATCTGAAGAACATTGTAATAATATTAGCAAAGGTCTTACTGAAAAAAAATTAACAGAATCTCATCGTAAAAGTATTAGTGATGCGTTAATGGGCATACCATTATCTAAAGAACGATGTCGAAATATGAGCATTGGCAGAACAGGTATGAAATTTTCAAGAGTTGAATGCCCATCATGTGGTGTAGTTGGTGGAATAAATTTGATGCATCGATATCATTTTGAAAATTGTGGACGGATACATAAACAAAAAATAGATACTTGTCCTAACTGTGATAAAACTGGAGGAGTAACTAATATGAAACGATATCATTTCAATAATTGTAGGAGCAAAAAATGATTGAATTACCGATTAAAAAAGGCGACACTGTAAAAATGGGTAAATTTAAGAATAAGCCAGTAGTAATTAAATCTATTAAATGGAATGAAAAGGGGGATTTATTGATAAATGATCGCCCAGCACTTAAATTTAGACTTTTTAAAACTGTAAATATTTTCGACAAAGGTTTTACTGAGGACATAAAACGTGATAGTGAAGGATATGGTAAATATAAAGAACCAATGGATAGTGAATTTGATGAACCGTCAAAAACTAAGAAGTTAGAAGGTAAGTCTACTTATAAAAAAATAATGGAGATGGAATA